GTTTTTACTTCTGCAGAAATTAATTTAATTGGCTTTGATACCACATAACTTGTTGGTACGCCATTTGCTGGATTTCGTGTAAGAACTCGAATTTCTCTATCTGTTGGGTCATTGAAATCTACATCTTCAATTGATGCAAATGTTTTTAATGGAGCAGTATTGGTTGAAAACTTAGAATTAACCAATACTCGTAAAAAGAATTTTTGATCTGGATCGTAGTTGTTAACTACGTCTAACGCTGGAACTACTTGAAAGATTCTAGCCTTAACAGTTGCGGCTGCTGTTAGTCTTGGTTTATATCCCAGCGCTTGAGAAATTGCTATAATATTTTGTCGTTCTTGTGCAAATAACAATAGATTTTCTCTAAATCTATTGTCAATATAAAATGATAAAACGTCACCCACGTATGCTGCCATTTCCATAAACATCATACCAGGAGATGCTTCATTAAAATCATTATAAGAATTTGGAAAGTATGTTTTAGAAAATTCTATAAGATTCTGACGAAATTCTGGGAAATTCGTTGATAGATAACTTACATCTTTCGTATTTGGTATAAATTTTTTAGTAATCGACTGTGACACTGCCATGTAAGTTCTCCAACTAGAACGTTAAGATTATGGTATCACGAATGTTAGGATTAGTTCTTAAACGATACCCAACGTATAACTGTAACTTGTTTTGATCTATATCATTGGGTGTATCTTGTAGTTCAAGTCTACCTAATTCTAAAAACGGCATCCACAACTCTACCGCATCTAAAACACATTGTTTTGCTCCTTCAATATTTTCAGGAGTAAGTTGTTCAAATAAATAGTCGTGAATACAACAACCAAACTCAGGTTGATGTACTCTTTCCCCCTTTCTAGTAAGTATCAAATTAATAAAATTTGATTTAACTTGCGTCAAAGTATCGAAGGATTGTTCAAAATAACCTGTGTTTCCTAGTTGTAACGGTAGTGTTATGCCGATTGCCTGTGCCATAATTTATCTCAGGTTAGCTTCATCTTCTTCATTAATTGAGAATAGTCTTTAGTGATAGCATTGACGACTTCTGGTGGTACAGAACTAGCTGGGACTTGTACACGATTTCCAGCAGCATCAACAGTCGTCAACATATTTGATGTATTTGCTGTTATTGTAGCGTTTTCTCTATCGTAAGAAATTCCCATAAGTTCAGCTAAGCGACCCCTATCAATTTTTGGTTTCTGTTGAGCTGGTGCTGCTTCGTTAATGCTAGTAGCCTTCTTAACTTCTCGAACTGCTTCAGACAATAGTTCTGGAAGTATGCGTTTTACTTCTTCTTCTACGATTGTTCTAATGTATGCTTTTAGTAATTGTTTGTCCATACACTTCTCCTCAACTCTGTTTTGTAGTTCTTAACTATTTGTTGGAATATCTGGTGGTGGCGCCTTTCCGCGTGACGAAGGTTTCATTGGATATTCAAATACAATTGCACCTTTTTTAATATTTGCTACACTTTTACTATTACGTTCAGCGGCTACCGATTTAATTTCAGCACACATTGCTTTAAAATTAGCAATTTTTCCACCCAACGCCTTATCAGTAAATTCTTTTTTCTTTGCTTCACTTTTACTTGTTTTTTCTTTTTCTTCAAGTTCTTTTCGTTCCGATTCGCACTTTGTATCATGCGACTTTGCCTCCGGCCGGCGCTTGTCTAACTCTGGGTCTTTAACGACAGGAAGTTTATTTGCTGGCATATTAATAATCTATGTTTACGTTAGGTTCAATCTTATAGTATGACTTATCTGATAGTACCCATTTGTTGTTTTCTGATTCAAACTGCTTTCCTTCCGAGAACCCGTTTAATTCGATAACTGGACCTTCATTTTTAAACATTGTCCAATTATCTCTACTATTGAATTCAGCATCTATCATACCATTTAGTCGTTTTTGTACTGCAATTAACCCTTTTCTAACTTGGGGATGTAGTGGAGCTGGTCCCATTGGAGTAATAACGTGAAATGGTGGATCAAGATGTGCTTTAAGAAAGTCATTTAACCATTTTGCTAATAGCTGTCCACACACAATGGGTTCCGTCTCATCTTTTTCACTACCAACATATATTTTTTTAGATACAATAGACACACTATCCATAACAGATACTAACATATGTTTACCAGCGTTAATAACATAATTTTTATCGGCAACGTGATCAATATTTCGTGACGCACGTTGACTAATATCTTTATGTGCCGTCATAAAAATAAGATCATCGGTATCTAAACTAATTCTACCAAAACTATTTAGGTAAATTTCTTCATTAGCAAACAACATAACGTGTGTTTTTTTAGCGTTAAGAATAACTCTGTCAGAGTTACCTAACACAGTAGCATTATCAAATTTACCAGGCGGGTTTTGAATAGAACGGTAAAATGATTTGGTGTCAATCGTTGCTGGAATAAACGGAATGTTTTGATTTGAGGTCATCCAAATTGTTGACGCGTCTTCATTAACATCTTCTAAAATTAATCCAAAGTATTTTGGTTTAGTTGCTTCTTTATCTTGAATATCTTTAGCTTGTCCGGTACGAAGTATAATATTAGGAGCCATACTGTCTGTTGCTGGGTCCATTTGACTTGAACCAAACCGCATGGTGTGTCCCATACGTCCTTCAATTACGGTATCTCCCTCAAAATGTTTAATAGGACGAACCCGTATGTCTGGTAGCCAGTATGAGCCAAATTTATGTGGAGTAGCATCAACTTCTTCCCCACCAGCAGCGGCAGAAGATAGACTGTTTACGCGACGTTGGTCGAGTAGTTCGTCTACCTTCAACATACCACTTTCTTGTATTCTATGTGTTATCGGTACTTTTCTATAGTAATAAAATTTGCTAAGTACTTTATATAGTAGTACTGTTTCACCAACAAGCGGCATCTGCTTTATCTCAAAGTCCATTGGAGATGCCCAATCAAGTTGTTCAAACTCTAGAGTATTGTCTCTAGAAAATCCTCTAAATTTAATATCACCGACATTAAATCCATCTTTTTTAGCGTATTCTGGATGATTGTGATCAACGATGACATCGACAACTAATGCGTGGTAAAATGCATCTGATACCGACGTAGCGGATTCAGTTGCACCACTAACCGCAAGTACACCAGACGGTTTCGGTCGATAAACAACTTGATCGCTAGGCATTACGATTTCATCCGAGATATAGTACTTTCTATATCATCTTGTTCAGCGATAACCGCTTCGAAATCTGATTTTATGTTACTTAACAATTGGTTTTTTTCTTCATCACTTAATAGTTGAGTATCGGTAGATTTAGTATTAACTGTGACCAAGCGTTGTGCTATTTGTACCAATCGGACAATGTGTTCGTCGTTCTTTACATTTACTTCTAAAAAATCTTTTATAACCGGTCCCATTACGGCCGCATCTTCTGGTGTTCGTATAAGTTTTACCATACTTGCGACAAACTGATTAATTTGCGCACGTTTAGCCTCTGTGTTTTTATACACATCAGAAAACAAATCGGATAGGGTTTTTCCGTCAAAAATAACGCTATTAAATGTCATAAACTAGTATCCGAGGAATAGGTCTATACTATAAATAGTTATTCTTCGTGCTTATAAACGAAATGCATGGACGGGTCAGATAAATGACCCGTGCGACGGTATTCCTTCATTTGCTGTAATACATGCACTTTCATCTTATTGATGACCTTTGTGATGTGGACGGTTTTATGGTTTGTCATTTCACGAATTAACAGATATAATGCTTTTTTGTTGAAATTTTCTATAGAATTTGACCGTCTCAACAATTCCACGACCGCATTAGCAATTTCTATGTCCTTTCTTTTCTTAAAAATTTTCGTGAGATTGAAGTCCCAATACTGAACGAGCAGATTAATGAAGTCTCGTGCATCACTTCTAGACGTTTCCGACTCCAGCGAAGTTGTTAATACTTCTTCTAAAACGAAAGAGTCCTCGCTCGTCGAATCAGAAAGATACGATGAACGAAGACCTTCGCGGTACGCATTATTATTATGTAAAATTAAATAATTCTTAGCCACAACTGAGAAGTATGAGAAAGCCTTACCTTTATCTTCCGTAAATTTATGGAGATTCAGTACTAAAAAGGAAACTACTTGATTTTTAATATCTTCGAAGTGTTCATCGATATATGGAAACTTGAACCGATTGATAATGTTTTCTGCCAACTTATTGAAAGCTGGGTAAATACGTTGTCGGAATATTACTTCCCGCTCAAACTCATCAACAGATTTGTTGTATTGTATAATTGCTTTCTCCGTATCGGAGTTAAAGTACATTTTACTCTGTTTCGGTACTTGTTCTTCGGGTGGATTCATTTGGCTTCTCATATAAAAGTGGACGGAGCTCATTTACTATGTCCGTCAAATTTTGAAATGTCACACCCACTTCGTCGTCATTTTCAAACATTTGCCGTTCATCGATTGCTCGCATATTGTGTAAGGTAATACTTAATGCCGAATAGAATTGTTGAATGGTATCTTCATACACTTCTACTTTTCGTAAGATATTAATTGTGCTAAATATAAAAATTATATTGATTACTGCTGATACTATAAGTAGGATTGTCATAGTGTTGTAATTTGTGGTAGATAGAAGTCACTAAACTTCGACATATAATATCGCAGTGTTGTGCCGTTTCCATCAACCGAACCGGTACGAGAGTTTGTAATAAAGAAATTTTTGACACCTTGTGCTCCAGCAAAGTGTGCCCCAGCTATAATTCCAGCTCGGGTAATTCGAATTCCTTTGATAGTCTTTCCATCATATCGGTTAATATATGGTTCAAGAATTTGTTCGTGGAGCTTCATAAGACGTACCATAGCAGTGTCTTGTAGTTCTGGATCACGAAGAAACTCGGAACGAGATACTCGGATACCTACAGCTCGTATTGCTGGCATACTAAATTGGTACTTGCCCAACATTCCGTATTGATTCACAATTGTGTGATTTCCACCACTTTCCATCTGAGATACACGGTCCATAAACAATTCTACTGGCGTTGGTTCTGACAACGGTAGATGTTCAAATCGCTTAATAGTTGTATTTTGAAACCCCATTACGGCTAACGCAAGTAATATGGTTATAGCTATACGATGTTTCATATTTTACTCCTAGTTTAAAGAAATAGTAGATGTGGCCGAGCCTCATTAATACCTGCTTGAGAAACTACCACATAGTCTGGGTTAAACTCGGTGAGGTTATTTGCTCCAGCGTAAGACAGAGCTGACTTTAACCCATCAAGTAATCCTTCCACAATAAACTTCACACTTCCCTTAAACGGAACAACAGTAGATTCACCTTCTACGTTTCGTGTAGACTGCTTGTGAATACTCTTTGTCTCCAAAGATGC